CAAAATGGGCACGACGTTGACGAGCGGAGGACCAAACATTGGCGTATAATCTGATCTACGCGAATAAGGGTTCCATTCGCAATCGACCGTTGACGCCCAACGTTGAAAAAATTTACCAGATGGCGGCGGAGAAGGCGGGCATCGATGCTATTCGGGTTACGTCGGGTGGACAAGACGCGTCCGGACCTCATCGTACCGGTTCACATCGCCATGATCTGGGTGGCGCGGGCGATATTCAACTACTGGTTGGAGGACGCGCGCTCGATTTTACGAACAAAGATGATCTACCCCGTATTACGGCGTTTCTCCAAGCGGCGCGAGGCGGCGGATTAGGAGGCATCGGGGCTGGTTCCGATTATATGGGGAACACCACGTTCCATGTCGGCGGCGGTTCCCCGCTGATATGGGGTGCAAAGGGCAGGGTTAAGAACGCTCCGGGATGGCTTACTGCAGCTCTGGGCGGAACCCCGACGGGACCGGCGGGAACGACGCTTACCACCACTCCGGGGGCGGCTCCGCCCGCAACCACGGGGGCTCCTGCGGCTCCGACCATGCAATCGGCGATAGAGACTATGGCCTCCGGTTTCGGTGGTCAGCCTGCCGAAGAGGTGGGTCCGGTTCAGTCGATGGGTGCTCCGATTGCACCTGATGGTAGTGGGGGTGATGACATAAGCGCTGGGGCGGCTGCTCTCATGTCTACCTTGATGCAGAACCGCCGAAAGCGGTATGGTCTGAGTCTTATGGGGAGTCCATTCGGTGGCCCTTAACCCTATTCAAGCCGCGATCGAAGCCATCAAAGCGAGGGCTATAGCCGCGAGCGGTGGCACTCCTGCTGCTGCCCCCGAAGCGGCTCCGGAGGGGCCTCCTGTTGGGCCTCCTCCGGGCGGCACTCCGGCTCCCAAAACGCCAGAATCGTATAAGTCGCCGCCCGACCTTATGGCGATGTACACGCAGCTTACACAAAAGGCGCAGATGGCTGATGCCTTTCGGCGTGGCGGCATGATGATTGGTGCTGGTTTGTCGCCTTACCAATCTACACGAGAAGCCATGTTGGCAAAAGTTGGGGGCGCTGGTGGCGGTGCTTCTGGCTTGGATATGACAGATATCATAAATCTTCAGAAGATGCAGCAGGGAGAAGCTGACGCCGCCGCCCGAAAGGCCCAACTTCCGGCCTTGGCAAAACAATTTGGTTTATCGGACGTCACTGTTCAGTACCTGAACCTTACCGATGCTCTGGATGAGGTTATCGCTGCGGCATCGAAGCCTGAAAATCAGATCATTCAGGCCGCCGACGGCTCGCAGTTGCTCGTCGACAAGCGCGATGGCAGCCTCATCAAAAACTTGTCACCGGCGAAAGTGCGCGATACCGAATATCGTGTTAATTCGGACGGCACGCGGACAGTCGTGTACACGGATACCAAAGAGCCGGTGGAGGGAAGAGAGGCGCTCGGCGCTGACCCGGCTACTCAAAAGACGCTGCTGGATGTTCAACAGGGGCCGAAAGAGCTGGCTCTCAGAGAAGCCCAATTGGCACAGGCAGAGGAAGCAGCGAAACGCGCAGAGGCTGAGGGAAGACGCGCGGATGCCACGGCTATCCGTGAACAAGCAAAGGCGGATCAAGAGACCGAAAAGATAGCTCGTAGGAATAGGGCGCTCCCCGCCATCGTTAAGGCTTTGGACTTGGATCAGACCGTGGTGGATTATCTGGATGCCACCGATCAGCTCGACGAATTCTTGAAGGAAGCTTACAAGCCCGATAACGAAGTTGTTACGGATGAAACCAACGGCAGTAAGCGTCTTATTAGTAAAAAGGACGGTCGCACCATTCTTAACCTTACTGCTGGTAAGAAGCGCGAAACCACGCTACACAAATTGCCGAGCGGCGGCGAGGTGCTTATCTACACCGACGACAATACCCGCGTGTCGGATGGTAAACAAATCCTTGAAACGGCGGCTCCGGACCCGCTCGCGAAAGAACACCAGTTGTTGGAGGAAATCAACGCTGGCAGGAAGGCTCGCGGCCAAGACCCGATGACGATGGATAGGGCCGTCAAGCTAGGAATCCTTGGTGGTATTTCGGTGAACGTTGGTACGGGTGCTGGAGGAGGCAAGACTCCCGAAGGCTACGAGCCCATGGTGGACGAAAAGTCCGGCGAGCTTTTGCGCGACGATAACGGTGAGATTAGACTCCGCAGGATTGGTGGTCCCGGTGGTCCGGCTGCGGCGGCTGAAGCAGCGGGTGCTGCTGATCTAGCGAAGACCGAGGCAACCACCGCTAATACGCTGCAAGACACCATCGACAAGAAGGCCAAGGCCCTGTCCGAATCGGACGCCGCCGCAAAGGCCAAGCTCACCGCCGATGAAGTTAGGATCGCTGATCGCACTAAGTACAGGGCATTGGATAGTGAAATTAATGATGCCCTAGCTAATCTTAAAGAACATGAAGGTTCGTGGATCGGAACCACTGGTTGGGGCGCGGCGCTGAACTGGTGGCCGGGGAGGAACCCGTCTAAAACATTGGCGGATAATTTAGCCGCCATCACATCGAATATAGGGATTAAGACCGTCACCGACATGCGGAAAGCTTCCCCAACTGGCGGCGCTCTAGGTAATGTAACTGATGCTGATGTTGCCATGTTAAAGAGAATATACGGCTCCATGGATCAGTGGGGTGATGATAGAGAGTTGGCGAAGCGCCTGAGGCGATTTAAAGTGGCGCAGCATCTTGTTGTGGATGGTGTTCAAGACAAGGAGCACGTGCCACGAACAAAAGATAATCCACTACAAATGCGGGCTCCAACAGAAGCTGAAGTAGACGCGGCGATAGCCGACGCCGAAAAGAGTGAGGGCGAGGCGGCCGGAATGTACAAGGGGCTTCGGGTTGAAGAAATACCAGATGGAGAAGAGTGATGGCCGATAAGCCCAAATATTGGCGCTTTACGATGCCGAACGGGGAAAAGTACAAGGCTCCGGGCGAAACTAGGGCTGAAGCTTATCAAGCGTTAGAAGCCCAAATAGGCGACATCGTTTATCAAAAACACCAACATCTGCCGTTCGGCCAGAAATTAGCTAAGGCCCCAGACGCCTTCATGCGAATCATGTCTGACTCCGCTTTCGGCTTAGGCGATCGTCTTGCTTCGCTGATGCCCGGATCGAAGGGGTTGGAGGCCGAAAAATATGAGACCCAAAAGGCTCGGATGGAATCCGGCCCCGGTGGAGGTTTAACCGGCCTCGGCGGAGGTTTACCGCTGGACATAGCGGGTGCGATTGCAACCGCTCCTCTGCTTCCCACGGCTGTTCCCCGTGTGGTACGAGCCATCGGAGGGCCGAAAGATGTACAGTTCCTGACGGGGCTCGGAACGGCCGCCGCCGAAACGGCAGGTTACGGCGCGGCTGAAGCCGCCGCTCGGGGAGATGACGTTGGGCAAGGTGCTGCCTTGGGCGGGCTTTTCGGCGCGGGCGGCCACACCATTGCTAAAGGGTTGAGTGCTATTCCGGGTGCTGCGCGGTTTCTCAAAGAGAAATTCGGCGTAGACATACCTACAGGGGCTTATAGCAGGTCTGGGGCTCGGGTTACCCCAAGGGTTATGCCGGAGGATTTCAGGCCATTCAACATACCGGGCGACACACCAAATGTCGGGGTAAAGATCGGGCCGATGGCCAATCTGCCGGAACAAGGCCCTACAGCAACACTGCCGGGGTCGTTGGAGGGCATTAGGCCCCGACCCCCGGAACCCCCTGTGGAATTGCCGGAAGCGCCGGTAGCGCCGCCGGTCGCGCCTCCCGCCCCGCCGATCGGGGTGCTGGCTCAGGCTGCGCCTCCCATGCCGCCTGTGGCCGATCCCGTGGTCGCTCCGGTACCAGCGGGACCGCTGGCTGCGCCCAAGGAGCCTAAGAGACTGGTCGATGCGAGGGCTGGCTTGAAGCGATCCACGGCAGCCTTGGCGGACGTTGAAAAGGAACTGGCAGACCCGAAGACGGGAGTCGCCAAGCTGGCCAAGTTGGGTCACACCAAGGCGGCTCTTACCAAGTCAGTCGATCGCCACACCAAAACTATTGCCGACCTTTCGGCAGCTCCTGCGGTGTCGCCGAAGGTGGCGGAAGATACCGCTTTGGAGGCAGCCGGGGCCGCAACTCCTCCCGTTGCTCCGGCTGCTCCTACTGGCCTATTAAACATAAAGAATCCAGTTATCGAAATTGAAGACCAAATTCGGGCTATCAACGCTGACCTCGCTTCTGGGCGCAAAATACCCACCAATGAGCGCGCCGCGATGGGGCGTGAAATGAAGGAATTAAGGGAGCAGCTCGCGGTTGCACGCACCGCCAACGCCCCGGAAGAAGTAGTAACGTCGGCGCGGTCCGGCGATCCTATACAAGTGGCAGAAGCGGCACACAGCGCGGCCGAAGCTAAGGCCAAGAAGGCCATCGAAAACGTACGCAACAAGGCCAATGCGGGCGCTCCTGCAACGGCTCAGGCTTTTGCCCGTGACCAATTGGACGAGGCAGCAAAGGCGCTCCAAAAAGCCAAGGACAATTTGACGGCTGCCAAGGGCGAGGATCCGGTAACTCCTCGCAAAGCGACGGCTGGTATTCTTTCGGCGGATAATGCCCCTGAACCGAATCAGCCAAAGCTTAATAAGACGAAGCCCGGCACTAAGCCTATATCCACCAAGGAGCCGGATTTCGCTGCCGCGAAGGGACCAAAGGGGGCGTCTAGGGCGGATCGCGCCAAGGCTCGTGAACAAAAGGCACAGAAGCCCCAGCCGACACCGGAAGAGCTGCGCGCGGCGGCCGAAGCCAAAGTGGCAACGGCCATCGAAAATGCACGAATCCACGCGGCTGGGCCGAACTCCGCTGGATTTGATAGAGCTATAGGCTCCGAAATCGAGACTCTGCTAAAAGATAAATCCGTTATGGACCACCTTTCGGCGGAGGAAGTAGCCGCACTTCATAGAGTAAATAAGGGCGACCCATCCACAAGGATAGCACGCTTTGTGGGACACTTAGCTTCAATACCTAGCGTAGTTTCATCCGGTGGGTTAGGTGGGGCAGCTTTGGCCTACGGCATGAATCCACTTCTAGGAGCAGCATCATTTCCTGGAATTCCGTTGCTGGGCCAGTACGGTCGCAGCGTGGCAAGAAGGGGTGCAAAGAAACTCACCAAGGAACTAACAGACCTTATTCAGAAGAAAACGCCGCGCGGTCCTGCAGTGGACCCCAAGCGGACTCAGGACATCTACAAGATACTTCGAAACATGGGGCTCTAGCGCCCGATATGTTGCATCACGGCATCGAACACGGACTGTTTCATCTGTAATGCTTGGACTATTCGGCGATCTAAGCTGGACCCTACCATATCGACGTATAGACACGTTCCCGTCTGACCAATGCGGTGTATACGATCCTCAAGCTGCGAACGCGTGTCGAGAGACCACGTGTTTTCAGCGAAAATCATGGTCGTGCAACGTCCCCCGTTGTCACTGCCAATTAAGGTGTGACCATAACGGCCTGCTGTCGTCTGGATTAGGATCACTCGGCAGCTTTTGTCTTCGTTGAAGTGATACCGGGCACCACTTATTTCGGCGTCCTCCATGCCGCCCTTAATCATAGCCGGGTCGTATTCAGTCAGTTCCCTAAACAGGGCTTGCCCCGCGTAACGGTGGTGGTAAACCACGACGGCCTTACCCGTCACCTCGTTCTCGAGCATATCCTTGATGGCGTTTATTCGGGGATTCGCCGAAGGTTCCACCAGCTCATTGATTTTGCCCTCCTCGTCGATCAAGAATCCAAACTGAATCTGGGCAAGTTTGATGTGCTTCGTAATCGCCATGTCGACGGTTACAACCTCGTCCGACGAAAGCCAGGTGACAAACTCCTGCTCCATCGTCCGGTATTGGTGGCGCTGCTTGTCCCCCATTTGGACGTCGCGGGTGGTCCATGTTTTCGGTGGTAAGTCCGTCCATTCTTCCTTCGTGGCCCGAAACACGTGCGGATCGATCAACGAGGCGAGGATGTGTTCGTTCTGCGCGCCGAGCACCTTTTTGTTAAGGTACCCGCCCATGCGACAGAACATGCCCCGAAAAGCATAGAAGTTATATTGGTGCAGATGGCCAAGCACCTTCATCTGGCCCCACAAATCTTGGGGGCCTTGTGTCATAGGCTTGCCGCTGAGAATTCGCTGGTAGAAGAATTCCTTTGCCAGCAGCATCGCTGCCTTGGTCTGGGCGGCCTTGTTGTTCTTCAGCTGGATGCTCTCATCGAAAACGATCATGGCCTTCCGTTTGAATATGAACGCCTTGATATAATCTTGTGTGTTCGCGCTGCGGATCGCCTCGTAATTGACGATCAGCACGGGCGGCTTCGTGAATATCTTGCGGAGGAACGGCTCGTTGTTGGCCCCGCTTTCGTATACCCACGGATCGACGGGTATGTTCTGCTTCTCTATTTCGGCGACCCATCCCCCCTTGAATGAGTTGGGGCAAACCACCACCAGCCTCGTTACCTCGCCGTCTGCGACGAGCTGAGTAAACTCAGTCAACGCCGTCAGCGTCTTGCCGAGCCCCATTTCCATCCAGTAGGCGAAGCCAGCTCTACCTTTCGCTGCCTTCAACGCCGCCTGTTGTACTTCAAGCAGTTGTGCCAATTGTTGTTCCCCTCATTTTACCCAGTTGACGCGACCAGTCTAACACCTTGGTATGTATTTCCGGCTCTGGGTACGCATCGGCCATCTTGTTCAGAATTCCGGCCAGATAATCGTCCACGTACCTGTTCCCCATTAACACTTCCATCACCAAGAATCGGTACATCTCCATTAGGTCCGCCAGCTTCACGATACCCTGCAGCGGACTAGGAGCATTGTACCACAGGCGGGCGCGGTTGTCAAGCCACTCTTCGCTCAGGATGTGTTTTGCGGGCGACGGGATGTCCCCTGTTATCGCTTCGTCGTCGTCGTGGTGGAGCGCTAGTTGCGAAATTCGGTCCAGCCTTTCGGTGTCTCTAATGTTGAACCAGTGTTCCGCTATTCGGCGGGCGATCCGTTCTACGTTGAAGCAGTGCTCCGCAACTGATTGATTTTGGAGCGTCGGAACCACTACCCAACGCGGAACCACCGAAAGGCGCATATCCAATTCACCGAAGATTTCAATCATGGCGCGGGCCTCCTCATAATCGCTCTCTTGTGGGTGTTCCCAAGGGTAATCGGGGAGTTGGATGTCGCTCATGCCGTCTTCTAAGTTCACAACACTCTCCATTGCGAGGCATGGGGGCCGAAGCCGCCGAGGAACCCGTGGTTCTTGGTGAATATTGCCCGTGCCTCCATCAGACTGTCCATGAGTTCCGCTTGATTTTTCTCGTTCAGGTAGTTCAAAAAGTTGACCGCAACGAAATCCGGATCGTTCGCGTACACCGCATCGCAGTATTGCTGCATCGAAAATGTAGCCACCCGGCGAACCCGCTGCGTTACGGTCGTCAGTTCGGGATCGATGCCGAGTTCGTCCCATGACGTTTCCCGCTGGTCTTCGTACCAATCGCCGCTGGAGTGCGACCCTAGGTTCCCGACCCGTATGGGGTAGGTCCGAACACACATGTACGTCTTTGCAACGTGGCGGGGCGGTATTCGGGCGTCGGTGATGCCCTGCATAACCGTACACTCGCGGCTGGTTACGTGTGGGTAGAACGAAGAGTTGATGCCGAGCGAGAACCCCTGCGACACTTCCATGAAATAGGCGTGGCTGTCGACTTTGGGGCGAATGTCCGATATGACCACATTTCGGGGCATGTCGCGCAGCGAATTCTTGGCAACAGCTCCGGGGCGGCGATATACCTTGCTCGCAATCGCTGACCCTGTTCCGCTCTGCGTTGAGGCAATGTCGCGAATGGGACCGCCTTGTTCTAGTACAAGGTCCATGTCGTGGATCACCGCCGATTGGGGATGAACGTGGATCGGAATGTTGGGGTAAGTGCTCGCTTCGAAGCGCAGCACATCGGCATTTATGACAGCGCCCGCCGATAGGAACACCGGTATCGTGTAACCCATAAGGTGGGCCTGAACAGCAAAAGTAGGCAGCTGCTTAAGTATGATCTTCGCATGCCCCCAATAGCTGGTGTGGCCGCTATTCGGTCCCCCATTAGTGATTATGCCTTGAAAGTTCTTGATCGCTCCGTTTTCGACGGCCTCGCGTGCTAGGAACGAAGCGAGCGCCCCCTTCCCGGTGGAGCCAAACTGTCCATCAACGAGTACGTGGACGCCGGTTGGTTCAAACAGTTTCATCTGGTTTTCCCGCGTGTGTTGTTTGTGGGTGGAGTAATGCAGCAAGGGCGGTGTATCCCGCCTCGTCTACGTAGTTATCGAAGCTGTAACTGTAGGTGGCTCGAGCTATCTTAAGCAGCGACATCATAACCGCCACATCGTGTGGTTGAATGGTCATGGCGTCGTATTGACGCGCCGTAAGCATGTGGTCCAGGTAAACTGTCCACAGTTGTGCAACCATGCGAAATGATGGCTCTGTGCTGCCGTGTTTCTTAGCCCCTTTCTCGATTGCGTCGAGCGCTAATTCCAGCACTAATTTTGCTTGTTTAGGTTCGGTCACTCGTTTCTCCTTTAAATGCCCGTCGAATGAGATCGCCCACGCTTTCGCCGGGTTCTTGCTTGGTGCACGATTCGATATGAACAGATACGTCGGGCGGCGCGATGTAAATTACGTCGTCCTTCCAGCCGATCATATAAGTAATACAATGGGGCGGCCGATAGAGCCGCTGTAGTTCGATGAACTGGCGGGGGCGTGGTTTGAGCAAATTTCCCGCTATAATCTTCGCCTCGATCCACATCGCGGGGCATAACCGAGGGATGAGGAACATATCCGGCTGGCCCACCGAAAATCTGTCCTCTATTCGGCGACCGTAACCACCCTCCTTGCGGATATCTCGGATGATGAAGTCCTTGAAGTCAGATTCACGCATCATAGTCCCGGATTTTTGCTTGCCCACCATTCGGTGACCGTGAACATTCGCAGCCCGTCGCCGTCAGGTTCCGTCATCTTTACTACTTGGGACTTCGGTACCCACACCTGCTCCGGCCCCATCGTTGGTAATACGAGATATGCTTTCGCCGTAGTTACTTCGATCTTCCCCTCGAACGATACCGTCTCGTCCCCTTCCCTGTAAGGCATCCAATTCCTCCTTGCGAATGAGAACGTAACCCGCTCTTTCGGCACCGAGCAACGCAGCGATAGCGAAGTCTTGGTACATTCCTATCGCAATGCACTGTTGTATATTACCGTTACACAGGCAGTGGGGTTTGGGGCCGATGCTGGCACAAATCGCCTTTGCCACGGCCTTCACTGTCTCCACGCGCGGATCGGTCATTCTGCTAACTTTATCTTTCGGCGCTCTACAACCCGCTGGAGCTTGTTTTGAACGCGCTCATCCAGTTTATCACCTTCGATGCCAAAGCACGCGGCGAGCAGCTCGAGATAAACCCGCACATCGGCGATTTCGTCGCGAATTTCGTCGACATCCACCTTGTCACCGCGCCACCGTTTTTTGATAAAATTGGCCAGCTCTCCGGCTTCGCCACACAAAGCTAGTGCAAGATATCGCTCGTCGGTGTGTGAGAATGGCGCAAATAAACCCTTAACCATCCGAGCGTGCATTTCAAGTATGTCTATTTTACCCATGTCGTCCTCCAGACCCCGATGATACCACGGCCGGTCGGCCGTGTCAAGCTACTCTTCGTACCTATCCAGTTTGCTTCCATACGATGCGCGAGCCCAGTCAGTTCCGCTGCCGAGCCCGAATGGTATTGGCACGATCAGCCCCATCTCGTTCGCCACGTTTTCGATGATTCGATTCAGCTCCGTTGCGTCGTGGTCCGGTCTTCGCTGCCACAGCAGGGAGTCGTGAATAGACAACAACATCTGCACCTTATCGGGGTGCGCGTCCTCGTATTGGTTGGCGCGGAGGATGCACAGCTTTATGTGGTCGCCGCCATTATTCTGAATCAGGCGGCTCACGCCCCGATATGCGAACCGTGGCTCATCACAATAAGCGCGGCGGCCGAGCATGGTTCTGATATAACCCCGTCGCCGAAAAACGGACATCACCGTCTGCTGCATTTCTCTGATCTTGGGGAAGGCGTCGGATAGGAATGCGCCGTGCGCTTCCCTCGCCTGATCGATAGGCCAACGCATGTGTCCCGCCAGCGTCGGAACAGACATCATCGTCAACATGCCCATCCCGAGCCGCTTGGCCACTTCTCGGTCGAGCCCCAGCACTTCGCTGGCCCTGTCGTGCATGTCCATTGTACCGTTGCGGTACCCTTCGACGAGGGCTGGCTCTTCGCTGTAGTGGGTGAACAGGCGGGGTTCCTGCTGCTTGGCGTCCGCCTCTTCGATCAGCATCCCTTCATCCGGAACCACGAGTCTTCGCACGACACGCCCGATCTCGATGTTGCGCTTTGGAAACGCCTGTAAGTTCGGATCGGAACAAGATAGTCTGGCCCCAGCAACTCCATAGTCATCCGACTTTGACTGGTTGAGAATGGGGAAAACACGGCCACCCACGTTGTGTGTCTCCACCAGCGGCTTGATGAACGAATCTCGAGCTTTCTCGAGGCGTCGGACGGCCAATATGGTTTGACCAATATCGTTAGATTCAAGCCACTTTTCCCTAAACGATACTGCGCCTTGCTCAGTTTTGGAAAAGTCAGTATCTTTAAAGCCATTAGCACGGAACAGTCCCTCCACATCTTTCGGCGACCGGGCGTTGAACCCTAGTGGGAACTTCTTTTGAGCCTCTTCGATGGCGGCCTTTATATCGACTGCCACTCGCTCGGAGTAATCGGCGTCAATTCGAAGCCCGCGGCTATGCATTCGTGCAAGGTAGGGGATAAGATCACACTCAAGCTTCCAGACCCGTCGAAGATCATCGCGGTCCAGTAATACTTGCTGCTTTCCTCGAAGCTCCAGTGTCGATGTCCCGTCCCCGGTGGCGTAATCAACGACGACTGGATCGTCTCCCGCCATTTTATAAAAGTGCTGCATTTGCTTCCGGTCGGCCAGCCCGCCGAATTTGGCTGCGATGGCTGCATAAATCTCGGCTCCCTTTTTCGCTGCCACTTGGTGGCGGGCAGCACATTCTTCGAGGCCGTAACCAACGGTGAGGTCGTTGATCACGGACTCGTTGATCATCGTGTCTTCGACTGGACCAGCGATCACAACCCCATGGCGAGCAGCAATCCGTAGATCAAACCCAAGGTTATGACCAACAGTACGAATTCCACTAAGATAACGACTATAAAAGGCGTTGTATAGGGCCTTCTCGAATTCCTCCGCATCGGGGATGTTCCCTCCCCCCTCGTGCCTAACAGGTACATATAAGGAATGGTGTTCATCGGTTATCACCCATCCGCATACTTTATCCTTGACGGTTAGCCCCGTCGTTTCGGTGTCGAACGCTATCAGCGGCGACTCCCGGACGATGCGCAGCGCTAGTTCGGGATTGATATTGGACATTTAACCCTCTTTCCGCGACCGCCCCGCCGAATAACGGTGCCATCCTTTTCACTAAAGGTGTGATACTCCTTCTTACATTGTGCTACCCACTCGGGATCGAATTCTGTTGCTGCCACAGAACCCGGTGGGGGTCCTGGTATTTTCGGTTCCGCCGGAATCAGCTTGATTAACGACTCCTGCGTGGCTGGCGAAACTTGGGGCTCCTCGTCGGCGTTGAGACAACTAGTGTAAGCCCGCAGCCACAGATACTTGACCATCATTTCGGTGGTCTGGGCGGCATATGGCTTGCAGTAGTCGATGGACGCGCCGAAAACAGGGGTAGCCATCAGCATTGCTACAGTTAGAGCGATCTTCATTACGACCTCCTTGGGGAAGTGGCGGGACCAGCCATGGGATAACCGGTCCCGCCTTCGGCGGCGCAAGTGGGCTGGGGGCTTTTTGCGCCAACCGAACCTAGAACTTGCTGGCCATCGCCTCGTTCGGCGCAGTCCGTTCCTTCGACGGCCGGGAATCCTCCGTTACGTCGGCGTCCTCCTCGTTAGCCTGCCACGCGGCCTCCTTGAACCGCTCATACATTTGGGAGGCGATTTTTGCCTCGTGCTCGTCGGCGAAGCCAGCCCCGGCGTAGACATAGTTGTAATACGGCCCCTCGGCTCCCTTCGCCATCACGATGCCGATCTTGTACTGCTGCACGTAATGTGCGACGGGCTTGGAGTCGATCTTCGACAGGAGCTGCTGCATCGGCTTAATGCTGCTCCTTGTATTGATGATCACCGAAGGGCTGAGGTCCGGGAATTCGGGCAAGTACCACAGCATGTTGTATGTCAGGCTTGCCGCCGGTACCGATTGCGAGTCGCCGGGAACGCTGGAGCCGAATTGGTCTAGCCCGCTTTCGGCGACCGTCTCCTTGGTGTGGTAAGTTACCGATTGGGAGCTGCCCTTCGGCTTGACCGTAAATTCGGCGTTGGGCGGGTCCCAGTGAATCCCGTCCATCGCGCGGGCTAGAATACCGCGGTCATCGTTGCGGGGTGCCCACAGGATAAACGACTTCTTGATGACGATCGGAATCGCCAGCAGCTCGGCCCCCATGTTCTGATTGGCTATAGTGTGCCAGAACGTACCGACCTTGGCCTCGTTGGGGAAGTCGATCAGCTCCGGCGAAAGCGCCTGCAGGAGCTTGATGCGGGGTATTACGAGATCGGTGCGATCGATGTTGCCGATCTTCGCCTTGGCGTAGCCTTGCAGATGGGCGGGAACGCCGCCGTTGGTAGGATTGGTCGCTACTTCCTTCTTTACCATTTGTCTTCGTCCTTCATTAGCCATTCTTTGAGGCGGATGGCAGGGTCATATCGGCGCGGTATTAATAGCACCAATACAACCAAGCCGACTATCAAGAGCCATGGTTCCATGCTCTAAGCTTTCGTTATACTCGTGTAAGTCATGATGCCTGTTTTGAATACGTCCGCTGGTAGTTCCTTGCCCTCCTCTGTGCTCAGCTCCTTCGCATAAGCGGCTAGTGTCTGCGAATTCACTGTCTCGATTATGAGGCCCTCGGCCCCGTTTGCGCGCAGGTAGTCAAAGCCGAGCTGCTTGTCGAGCATCGTGCACGACCAGCGGTTCGACAGGGATACCCGCCCGATACCTTCGATGGTGATTGTCTTGACCCCGGCCCCTCTCATCGCTTCGGGGACCTGTTCGCGGCTTAGCCGCTTTTCCATCTCGTCGAGGGCTTCGCGCGCCTCTTTGATCTGCTCGGTGAGCTTGCGAACCTGATCGTAGTGTTTGATCAGCGCAACGTGATCGTTTGTCGCCACCGTGTTTGCGGTATCTGTCCGCACCATTTCGGCGACCTTGTTCAATCCCCCCAACACGCGGTTGAGGTAGTCTATGTTTTCCTGCTTCATTTTACGCTCCCATGTTGGACGCCACCATTGTACCACGCGGCGGCGTCCCTGTCAAGTCCCCCTTATATGCGCGGCGAACCATCCGGTTGCCGGGTAATGGCAACGTTTGCCCACATCGCCGTTGTGCGGTGATTTCGAATCACCCACGTTTTGTCCGGCCCATCCGGCAAATTCTTCTCCAGAAGGTCAGCGAAAAAGCGAGCCGCTTCCCTCACCACCCTCATTTGTTCGATTTGTTCGTCGGTGGGTTTCAAGTACTCGAATGTCGATGCATGCATTTTACCCTCCAAATGGAAAACTACTTTCGGCGATGGTGCGTCATCTTTACGAAGGGAAGGATAAACCGATCACGGAAGGCACGCACATTCCGCCAATCCCCTCACCGAAAGTAATGGGGCGTCCCCGACACTACGCGAGAACGCCCCAGCCGATCCTAGCTTAGCCTTGAGGGGATCAGAGCTGGCTAGTTACGGCCTCACCCTCGGCTCCTTGCTTTGCCGTTGCGGCGGCACCGCTCAGCACGGGCTTCGGCAGTGAGAGGGTAGCCTCGGAACCGTCGAGCCCGACGAGCTTGCCGTCGCGGCGCACGATGGTAGCGAGCATGTTGCGAAGGGTCATGCGAGCACGGCCCTGAGCACCGTGACGCTTCTCGGTGACCTGACCCGCGTAATGGTCCACCTTTTCGGCGGGCAGACCGTTCTTCTTGCACAACTCCCAGAACTTCGCAAAGTCGAACACGCCCTTCTCGGAGCAGTTCGCATTGATGAACTCGGCAAGGGCATCGACGCCGCCCTTCTTGTACTTGCCAGCATAACGCGCCGGGACGATCGACTTGGTGGTTTTCGGCTCAGCCGCTGCGGTTTCGGTGGCGGGTGCCGCGTCCGAAACCGGCTCGGTGACCTCAACCTCGGGCTCGGTCTGTACTGCTTTCCTAACCATCACAAAAACTCCTGTTGGTGTGGTGTGGCGACGTCTGCATCATAGCACATCGCCGGATACGCTGTCAACTATCCTTCATACCTGTCCGAATAAGCGGCGGTTTAAGCCTCGCCATCCTTTCGGCTTTGCGAGAGTGGTGTCGTTGTCGCCCTTATCCTCGTCGGTAAATTGGAACCGAGGCTCCATTATCACCGAAATAGCGAGGCCAAACGCCTCCGTTAGGGTGGCGATCTTGTATTTAAATCGCAGCATGTTCCGTCCACTTTCGGTGTACGCTTCTAGGACACCGGCCTCACGGAATTCAGCCAGCACCCGCGCGCCCTGAACAGGGAGGGTGCCCATGTCGCGGCATACTTCGCCGACGCGCTTGTTGAGGTCTGCCACGGTGAACGGCATGGAGATATCGGAATCCTCCATTACGCGGCCGTCTTCGATGATGTACTTCGCCACACGGCGAGCATACGACATGTTCGACGACATTATGTCGTTGTCGGTGGCGGCTGAGTTTTCGGTGTTCTCTATCGCGTGCCGATCGGTGGGGAAATTGGCAAAGTAGTGCATGTAATGCTCGCGGGCGTCTTTGCGGGCGAGCAAGTCGTTGAAATTGTCAAAGAATGGCTTGAGGGTAACCGCCCACCGCCGAAAATCAGCGGCACTCATCTTCTTGTGCTCTCTGTCGTACGCTTTCATGTAGAATAGGGCACGGTCCTGAATGTTGGCTTGCCCCAAGTTCATGTCTATATTGTTGCTGGCAAAAATGACGCGGGAGAAGATGCGGTAATTTCGTGCCGACTGGAACTTCTCCGCACCACCGATGCTGACGTTACGGATCAGTTTCTTTATTTCCTCAGTACTCGCTTCGGAGTGGAACTTGGCCTCGTCTATGAAGACGAGCATCTTGCCGATGAACGGCTCGATGGCAAAGGCACCTTCCAGCAATTTTGGTGATGCCGTGCCCCACAGATTCTGGAACAGGGACATCAGAAAGGTGTTGCCGAAGAATGATTTGCCGACACCTTGACCCCCCACGATAACAGGCGCAACTTGCTGCTTCACGCCGGGATGTTGAACGACCCACGCTAACCACTGTTTTATCCATAACGCCTGTGCCTCGTTGTCGCGGGTTAAATATCCGAGGAGCTGGTCGAGGTGACTTACGCAGACATTCATGAGATCCTGGTTGACGGGGGCGGCGATGGCGATGGGCCAGCCTTTCCAGGTATTGAATGCTGTGTTTACTACCTTCTCGTCTTCGCTATCGTCGCTAATTTGGTCACCAATTCGATCAATTCGGAATATTCCTCCGGGGTTAAGCTCTGGATAGAGGTCTCGTGTGTTAACCCTCTTACGGATACTTGAAATTTCAAAGAGTTTAAAAGCCGGACGTGGCTTTCCTGCCACCCGGACAAAATCCCCGCGATGGCGTCGTTCCAGTTCTGCGCCCGAATGTGCATATTGTCCGAAGGATTGAAATCTCTCTCGATCGATATAGAGATCGTCAGTTTCGTCATAGACATACCTTTCGGCGAGCTTGGTGAGAATCGATACGTCGGCACCCGGCATCAAAACAGCCCGGAGGGCGTTTACGGTTTCGTCGCCGAAAAGCTGGGACATAGTTGGCCAGCCCGGAATCTTCGCATCGGGGTTTCGCGCCAGCTTGCCGCACGCATCGCGGTATGTCCGAACCCGCATGTAAGGCTCGTCGTCGCCCAGCTCCTTGCATATGAACTCTATCATACTTTCGGCGATGCTGTCTGCGTCGATGGGGCAGAACACGTCGTCCGCAATCGCCTCGTGGTTGTTGAGCCCATAACTTTCGGCGACCACGCGAGCGAGCCAGCCACTTATTTTTTGGGCAGTGGTTTGTCGTGATCCTTCAACCCAATGGGGTTTGAATAGATATAAGGCAGTGCCAAATGCAATAGCTCGGATGATAGTGTTGAATTCCGTTTTGCGCGGAGTAGTAATTGCCACATCGCCGACGGAATGTGCAACGGCGGTCCCGTCTCGATACCAGACCGAAATATCGTGATGGGTAGCCTGGAGTTTGTGGACATAAATCGACCCCGGCATCACTGTTTGTTTAGCTTCGCGGACGAGGTTGGATTGCTGTGTCGAAGTGGCGAGGCTGCGAAGCTCTACTTTGTGGCGCGCACCCTCGAGCCGGAACTCGTTGGGTTCAAACATCTTCAACTGATTGAAGTTGGTGGCTTCACTTTCGCTGAGCTGCACGAGGAGGTGAGAGGGGGCTCCCACCGAAAGTCGACCAAACTGGAAGCGCGTATCAACTCCGAGATGATTAAGAGCCGCAACGATGCAGAGGTTGTATTCGGCATTATAGGAGTCAATATCGATATCCACCCATCCAAATTGGAGATTAAATCCGACGTTGAGTGCTTGGTGTTCGGGTTCATCGATCCAGCTTTGGAGGTTAGTGTCGCGGTACCCGCGCGTGAACCAGTCGTTCTCGAACGGTGTCTTGCCGCTTTGTTTCAGAAAGACAGCGCCGACTTGGATAAAGTTGTTGTTAATCAGATATGTTATTGAGCGCTGTTCTCGGAGTAGCTTCTCATCGGCTGGTTCAAACGCGAACCCGCCCGCGACAGCTGATAACATGATTTCCCCTCACAAGAACCATCAGTATAGCAGTACGCGGGGGCGCGTGTCAAGATTGAATACAAATACATAATGTCGTTCATATGCACGGTGCGGGGACCTATACGCACGGGGCGGGACAGGTGGCAGGGCCTACAGGCGGCGGGCGGTATACGATCGATACGCTCGGGGCGCGGGAGTGTACGCCGTGACCAGCAGCGGGCCTACGCCCACGCGGGCGCGCGGGGGTAAGAAGAGGGCTTGACAGCGTACTACCGGGCATGGTATACTTGGCGGGTCGACAACCCCGGAGGCTCCAATGCCCGCTTTAAGACTAACGGACGAACAGCTGCTGACATTGCGCGCAGCTTGGCAATACTTGTTGGAAGACCAAGAGGCAATGTCTAGCATCGGCGAAGCGCTAGGCATCGACGATGAAGATCGCGGTGTTGATGAGGATGGTGAGTACACCGCCGAAGATGGCGAGGCCAACGACCCGCTCGTCAAGCGGATGGGTGAAGTGACGACACTCATTATGACAGATTAAAGTCGGGACGTCTCCTTCCCGACATGTGCGGCCCCGGCGTTTTCTGGTCATTTCGCCGGGGCCGCTTCTTTACCTGTCGCCGAAATAGGCGACGTTATTGCCTCTATACACCATCATGAAGCCGTCGCGCATCCGCACCTTTTCGGCGCGGGGGTAGAGAATTTCGGCCTCAGCCAGCTCGGCCTGTTTCCTCTTTTGAAACTCCATCGCTGATTCGTTGGCGATTCGCGTGATGAACTTGCTGCAAGTGTATGACGGTCCCATTTACTCTCCTTTTCGAGGTAGCTTCAGGTTCGGGAATCGATCCTCAAGCTCTGGGGTCATGTGGAACTGGCAGAACGCCAGCTTTGATCCACGGAACATGAATTCCGTGAAGACGTGTTCGTAATTGGTTTTGCTGCATCGCTGGATGTTTTGCACCGTCCTTCTAGTTACGCCGAAATACTCGGCTATCTCGTCGAAGTTCACGTCGCAGAGAATCAGGGCGAAGACCTGACACTTCTCCTTGTATACCAGCTTCGATACCCTATTGTTCATTAACGAACTCCGTTAGCTGGTCGGAGTACGCCGAAAGCTGGTCAGACCAGCCGGGGTCAAGAATAGCCATGCCAAGCTCGAGCAGGGCGATCGCCTTGCCCTGCGCTTGCAGCTCCTCGGCGAAATGCTCCATGGAGGGGTTCGACTCGTTGCTCAAGTTGGCGGATGCCTGTTTTGCCATTTCGGCGCGTGCCTTGACCCAGTTGAAGAGCCGGATTCTGTCGGCGAAGTCGATCATTGCCTCATGCCTCCACATTGTTCGCCATCCCACGTTCCACAGTAGCTTGTGGTGCACCCCAAGCATTGATAATGAGGATGGTTCTGGCTGTTAATGCGGGTGATGAGAAACTCACACTCACCACAGTTTCCACACACAGCCATTTCGCCTGGTATTGCGTTACCGTCGATGTCGGTAAGCGTTACAATTTCCATTCTTAGTTCGGCCATCGCTATTCTCCTATCTTCACGATGACACGGTGGAATCCCGCCGCCCGCAGGGCGAATTCCATCGTCTTGTTCTGCGGGCTGCGCGTTTTGCCGTTGCGCCATGCTCGAATCGTGCTGGCGCAAACCCCCGACGATACCTCGATTCTTTTCGGCGTCATTGCGGCGATTGCCCGCAGAACGTCGCGAAGGGTCGGATCTTCTCTGTTATTCGTTCCCATGTCTGCTCCTTAGATGTCGAATACTGCCTCTTTGGCTCCTTCGAGACAGGCTTTGCTGGTCATTCGTGACTCCTCGCCATTGTGGAGCCACTGTTCCGGCACCTGCCCGTCGCGGTCTTGATAGTACCATCCCGCGCCCACGTTGTCAATCCCAGCTTCTCTCCACCCGATGATAATGCGGTGAGGCTTGGTGGTTCCATCATTTTCGACGGTGTGAACGCCCTTGTACTTTGTGGCGTTGCGCATAGGCCGAAATTCGGACACCGGCTGGAAGTTGGTCATCGCCTTCTTCAGCTTGTCGTGGGCGTTCTGCGTTATGTACTGTTTCTGGAATTGCTCCTTTCCCAGCTTCTCCTCTTCGGCGCGGACGTTTCGATAATGCACGGACCGGGGGTTGTAAATGTGTGTGACCGTTCTTCGGTCCAGCCCGTAAGCCTCGGCAAGCACCGTGCGCGGAACACCCGTCCGATAGAGGGCAAGTATCTCGCAGCGCTGGTCGAAGTCCAACTTGTGGTCGTACTTCCCTTGTCTCCCGAACTTCATGTCCTTAATGTTAGCCAGAATGTCGTCGTAGCTCATGTTCGCTCCTTACTGTGCGTTACGTGCTGCTTCTGCCAGCTTTATTGCCAGCTCCTCTATTTCTTGTAAGGCACGCTCGATCTCTTCCTTCTTATACTTGATTAGATCGGCGTACATCCTTACTGCTTCCATATTTTTATTCATGCTCCACTCCTTGTGTGGAGCGCGCCCCGGTTCACGGGGCGCGCGGGGGTCACCGAATGCGGGGGGCGGGTGCTTGCTCCTTCACCTGCCTCTCGATCTGCACTTCATCGCCCTTGGCCCATCCCTCGCGGTAAGCGGGGGTGGAACGGCGGATTTCCTCCGCCGTGGGCTTGCGCTTCCGCGCGCCGTTCTGCTTTGCCCAGTAGTTGTCGTATTGCTCCTTGTCGGCCTTTTCCTGCTGGGCGCGGAGCTTGGCTGCTTCCTCGGGGTGTTCCTCCGCCCACTTGGCGTACTTGCGGAGTTCCTCGGCGACTGCTGCTTCCGCTGCCGCTTGCCTCGCCTCGCGGATTACCCGCTGCTTGGCTGCCGTTCCCGGCTCCCACCCGTTCAGGTAGTCGGTGTTGAGGTCCTCCTCCGTGTTGATCACGTCCTGAAGGACCAGCGCGTTCTCGGTGTTGATGCCCGCCGAAAGGTTGCGTGCCCGTTCCTGCCGGATTCGATCCTGCTCGGCGGCGAGGTGCTCGTGGCGCTTGGCCCACAGCCGGTTCGTGAGCCTTCCGGCCAGCCCCTCGCGGTAAGCGATCGCATCCTTGATGAAGACCGACTTGCCGGGGTGGTTCTCCCTTACCCACTTTCTGGCCAGCCTTTCGGTGACCCCCTCTAGGTATTCCGCCATGATGCGGGCACCGATTACGTTGGCCTTCGAGCCGATCAGCTGGTGTTCGTACTGGCTGCCGAGCTTGTTGCCCCGAATGTACGAGTACCGGCAGAAGTTCAGCGTTGCCGTGGCATACCACAACGCCCTCTGCCATTTGTAGAGCCCGCCACCCGTTCGCGTATCCTCGCGGACTGCGAATGTCTTGGTCTGCTCGTTCACGGTGGCCATGTCAAGGTTGTAAGCCTCGAGCAGGTCTTGGGCCTTTTGCGCGGCGCTCGCCGCTTCGGCCTCGTTCGTATTGTTCCCAGCCAGCGCCAGGAGCTTTCGCACCTTGGCAATAACCGCGTCGATGTCTATCTCAGTTCCCATGACTTAGTTCTCCGAAAGGGGAGGGGCATTCGCGCCCCGCCGAAACTACTTGCCGTACTTGAGCGTCACTTCCACGATTGCGCCGACGGACAGTTCGCCCACGGCGGATTTGCGAAGGTAGCAAACGCCCTGCACTTCGATGGTCTTCTCGCCCTTGTCATCGATTTCGTGCAGCTTGACTGCTCCGGGGGTGTGGCCAATCACTTGCAGCTGATAAGACTTGGTTTGCACGTTGTTCTCCTGTTACACGGCTCGCTATTGGCGCGGGGTGCGCTGCGTGCCCATTGTACCATGGGCGCGCGGCCGTGTCAAGTTGGCCTTCGCTATTCTACAGGCGGAGAGCTTAGCCGCCTGTGCATTTCTTTCATCGCCTCAGACATGTTCTCGTATGGGCCGAGCACAGGGCCATCGAAAGTGCGAAGGAACACTCGCTTCGAGCCGTCGCGGACGAACTTTAATTCCGCCACGCGAATCTGCCCGATCCAGAACACTATTCCTCCGTCTTGCCTCTTGGATGTCATTACCCACTTCGACATAGCTAGAACGGAATGTCGTCGTCAAGTACCTCGCGCGTTTCGTGCGGCGTGTTTCGCTGCGCGGGCTGCTGGTTTGGGGCGCGGTCGCGCGGCTCGAACAAGAGCATCCTTACCTGCCCCTTCTCGTCAGGGACGGGGTAAGCATCGAGGATTACCGAAATCTGACCCTTATCGGATTGGAACGCGGTGCCTACGCGAACCCAGTAAGTGCCACTTCCGTCGCTCTTCGGACGGGGCGTTGAAACGTCAAATCTTTTGCCTGCCATTACTTAGTCTCCTTGATCGGGGGTAGGTGCTTTGCCCATTCTTCGGGGGTTATCCCCGTCTTCAGAAATTCTCGCTCTTCGTCGGTGAGGAGCGGGAACGCATCTTGCAGCAGCCTCGGGTCTTCACCCCTCATCCACAGCTCGATCGCTTCGATGGTGGTGCCGCTGATGTTCATCATATTCATCGTGTGGGTTATGTCGGATAACCGCCGCACGAACACCGTGTCATGCTTTCCCTGTATCAGCTTGGTTGTTCCCATGTGCACTATTTTCATTTCTTCTCCTTTTGCATCTCAATGAACACGGCCTCACTCACCGTGTTCCATATCTTGCGCAGGACCGGCTTCAGCATGTCACAGTCTTGCCACAATATGCTTCCGTTCTCCTGCATGTCTTCGCGGGCTCGCCCGAGGTTCTGCACGTAAGTGCCCACTTCGATCGCATTGTTCAGCACCCGTTCAACGGAGCAGGTGCGAATCAGCATCGGCTCGTCCTTGCTCAGCTCAATTTCGACTAGCAGCTTCATTCTTCAGCCTTTCGATGATTGCTTCGAGGTCCCACCCGGTGAACTGATCGAGGAGCCAGTCAGCCGCCTCGGCGGGGTGGTGAAACCCCGCCATTAGCAGCTTCCTAGCTTCCTGCTTCAGCTCCGCCTTGGTGAGTTTGGGCGGGGCCGGTTTCTTCACGCTGCGACCTTCGCGGGCTTGCGGCGGCTCGCCATCCACTCTTCGCTGAGCTTGTACTCGGGCTCGGCGCCTTCGAGGGGCGTCTTCACGATGCCGCCCGCCGCGAAGACCTTTCCGGCCAGAACGTTGCGGCCGGTCATGCGAAGCCGGCCTTGCCACCCGTTCGTGGTCCTGTTGTACTTGCTCAGGTCGACTCCGTTGGCGTTGCAGATCGCTTCGAACCGGGGGATGTCGAACCCGGCCTTCGCTAGGCAGAGGTTGTTGATCAGGAGCGCCAGTTCGTCGCCGCAATGGGCGGGATGGCCCGCTTCGGCGTACCTTGCGCGGTATTCTGCCTTCACGACTGATTTCTCAGGCTCTTCATCGCCTCCCTCGCCGCCATCTTCAGCAGCCTCTTGCTCCCGCTCTTCGTCCACCTCCATAATTGCCTTCGTGCTCGTTGCATTGGCGTCCCATGCTTCCGCTGCATTGTCCCATTCCTCGTTCCACACGTCGAACTGCTCCGTCCCCTCTTCGAAGGGGCAATCGGCCGCCGAAAACCCGGCAGCGTGGGCTTCCGCCCCGTTTTCGGGGACCGGCTTCGGCTCTTCGATCCTCAGGTTCTTGGTGCTCTTGGACTTCTTGGCCATTTTCTACGTCTCCTGTTGCGGTTCGTGCGGGGCGCGCGACCGAGCCCCATTAGAGCACGGCCGCGCGTTCCTGTCAAGTGGGTCTTCGCTACGCGGGCAGCAAGCCCGTCGAAACGTCGACCCATTCCATTGCTACGTTGCTTACCATCAGTTCGCTGGTGTCCTTGCCCTCCATGTTGCCAAACGCCGCGAACGTACCGGTGTCTTCGTCGGTTGGTTCAATTCCGCCCGTGTCGGTGATTCGCACCTGGAACACGTAAGACACCGGGAGCGGGTCCTTCCGATTGCGAAGCCAGTATTCGTTGGCCTTCTCAATTGCGAGATCGGCGAGGGCCGCGCTTCCGAACGTGAAGTTACGTATTTCCCAGTTCTTGTGCATTTGCGTGCTTTCTGGTCATTTCGACCGGTTGGTTGCTTCAGATAGCGAGCCGCGCCCGCGCCCCGATTATAACACGGCGGCGCGGCGCGCGCAAGTGGTCTTTCGGCTTTCCTATTCGAAACCTAATGCTTGTCCTCTTCCAACATGTTCCACTCGTGGATGAAGTCCCAGAACACCTGCTCTTCGTGGGTCTTATAGGTGCCGGGGTCGAACAATGAGAGTTCGTTGGTTGATTTATTGTCGTATTTATCGATTATGTCTTGCACCTCCTCTGGTGTTATGTGGTGTTTGTCGGCGACGAGCCGCACGAATGCGGCTGATTGTTGTGCTTGCTTGATCTTCTGGTTGGCGCTCAGCGAAGGGTTGGTGATCCCTTTCACGATTCGCAGCGTCAGTTCATCCAGTTCAGGCATTTGGATATTTTTCCTGTGTTGCACGCGCGTCTTCTTCGGTGTCGAAGGGACCAATCGCGTCGTAATTGTATTCCGGCTGGTCTTCGTCACAGTAAACGATGTACCAACCGGTTGTGGCTTCTTCCTCTGTCTTCACAAATTCGATCTTTTCCATGTTACTTGGTCTCCTTCTCTGCCTCTATGACCTTATCCACGATTTCCTGCCACTTCTCTGCGTGGTCTTCGTTGCCCCATTCCAGCTCCTCTGGCGCTTCAACGGGGATTTCTTGGACGATTTCGAACACTTCCAGTGGTTCGTCTTGGTTGGTTGCCCACGCTCCGATGTTGTTCGGGTCGTTGTAGTTCCATTCTACCGGCTTTCCGCCCTTAGATTCGATCCACTTCTGCGCGGCGGCGCGGTCGCCGAAAGGCCCGATGAACTTCAGCTCGCGAAGCATTCCGTCTCTGTCGTTGTGTTCTGCGTATCTTACATACATTCTGTGTGCTCCGTGTGTTTGGCCGCATTTGCGCGGCCTTGGGTTTATTACTCGATTCGCCAGACGCGAATCCCGTTCTCTGCTTGCCTGATCGCGAAGCGGTGGCCTGTTGTCCACCTTGCTTTTCTTACGTAGTCTTGCACTTGGGTTCTTGTCTTGTCGGTGATTAGCACGCTGTCGCCGACTTCCATGCTTCGCAGGGCCGCCGAAATAGGGTGCAATTCCTTGCTCCCTTTCGGCATGGGGACGTTCTTGTCGATCTTCATCTGCTGGTTTCTGCGTTCTCCTGCGCCTCGATCTCTTCGTCGTATTGTAGCACCGTTGCGTCGATTATCCTTATTTCAGTGCCCGTGTTCTGCGTGTTTGCGAAGGTGAGGCCCTTGCGCACCCAGAAATCGAGGGCCGCTTCGATGCCGATTTGAATCGCGTCTTTGTCTTCTCCATCTGCTTCGGCGATGATTCGGATGTCGAGAATTACTTGTGCCATTTTGCGTGCTTTCTGGTCATTCACATCGTTGCCCGCATTCGCGGGGGCGCGGGGGCCGCGCCGGGACCAGCAAAGCACGGCCGGGGCCGCCGCGCAAGGGGGGTTTCGCATTTCGCGCGCCGAACACGGGGTAGTGGAAAGAACCTTGACAAACGAGCGCAGGCGTGGTACACTACTGAGGGTACAGAGGAGAGTGAAATGACGGACATTCCATACCTTGGAAAACGCCGAAGAATCAAAGCATCGCGAGCCACAGGAAATGCTGAAATATGGAACATGGTCAACGAAGTAAATCATCGAATCTCTGAAGCGGATCGCCTGCTGAAGCAGATACGAGCGATTCTAGAGCGTAAAGTTAAGAAGGGTGAGGCGCTTAACATCACCGAAATGATAGAGGTGTTGCAAACCATAAACGCCGAATTAGGACCTTAAATTGTTAGATACGCTCGTCCATCTCTGTCCTCTTAATATCCTTTTTCCCTTTACCACACCCTACGCGCCGGAAAAAGGACCGAGAGGCTTATGATGTTATACGGCGTTGTAGCGCCTCGCCGCCGCGCGGCGGGGCGGTAAAGGGAAAAGGCGCATAGGGCGGGTGAGTATGGCTGAGCGTACGAACGCTTGCGAAGCGTGTCGCGCAGGTTGCTAGCTTTTCGGCGGGCGCTGTCGAAGGCCTTCGCGACGCAACGCGCGCGAAACGTTTCTTTTGCGCAGGTTGCGCGCTTTTCGGCGCACAGTTCGGAAGCGCTTCGCGCAAGCGAAACGTTTCGCACTGATTCGCAGATACAGGTTCGCCCCCGGAGAGTTTTCGCTCGCCGAGGGCGCGTTTCGTGTTAGCGAAGAGCTTCGCTAAAGGTTAGTGGTGGTAGCCTTCACCTTCGCTTACGTAGCGCTTCGCCGCGTCTGCCCACTCGTGAAGCTCTTCCTTGGTTCGCCGCGCGGTTGCGGAAACCACGTACCACAACCCGTCGTCGCATTTCACCGCTAAGACGGCTGTCCACATTTCGGTGGTTGTATCGAACTTGGTAAACGTTTCGAATTCCATCACAAGCTCCTTAGTGCGAGTAAACCGGCTCGCCGGGTTTCGTGTTCGTCAAGTCAAGCGCGAGCTTCCCGTCGAGCCACAACTGAAAAGCTTCGTCCTTGTGAAGGAGGTAATCGCGCTTCGCGTCGCGAGGATCGCGAATCACGCGGACGTAGAGGGGTTTCTGCATTTCGATGTTCCTTCTTGTTCCGGGTGGGGTGGGCGTGCCGTGAACCGGCACGCCCGTTTTTGCTACTCGAAGTCGATTCCGACCTGCGAGAAGTAGGCAACGCGCCTGCCTTCGTTCAGGACTTCGAAACCGTCGCGTGTGTCCCGCTCGGTCGCGTTCGGGAATTTCTCGCAGACTTCGTTATAGGCTTCGCAGAACCGATCGAAATAGTTCTTGCGAGTTTCGCCTGCGATGCGCGACACGAACTGGTGGCAGCACGAAGAGAAAGTAAGCATTGGTCATTACTCCTGAGTGCAACTGGACTCATCAGCGCTGGCTTCACCAGCGGAGGGGTGGGGCGCATTCGCGCGCCCCGTCCCTTTCGTCCTAGGTGCGGTATTTCGCGATCCATTCGTCCGGCGCGACCAGCTGCTCGGGCTCGCCGCCTTCCTCATCCGGCACGAGCAGAACGCCCGCGTCCGCAACCATCGGGCGAAGCACGAGCCCGATCGTCATCCGGAGCCGTCCTTCCCAGCCCTTGCTCTGGTTCGGCCAGCGCTCCTGCGGATCTTCGATTCCGTTCAGCTCCGCAATCGCGACGAGTGCCGCGATGTCGATCTTGCTGGCCTTGTCCAGCACGTTCGCCGCGAGGCTCGCGGCCAGCCAATCGCCGGTTGAGCGCTTGGCCCATTTCGCGCGCTGGCCGTTCGCCCGTGCGCGATCTTTGTAGCGGACCTTGTAGGTCGGCTTCACGACCGAGTTGGTGAGCTTGATCTGCTCTTCGATCTCGGCGTCGTCGAGGATCTCTTGCGCCGTGGGCGTCTCCTCAACCTTGGGTTGTGCAACCGATGCGAGCAGCTCGTTGGCTTCTTCGAGGACGCTCAGGGTTGCGGGCTTTCTGGTCATTTCTGCTTCTCCTGCGCGCGGGTTGCGCGCTTTCTGATTGCACGCGGGGCGGGTTCGCCTCGCGCGGTCGGCCGCGCCGACCTCGCGACTTTAGCACGGCGCGGCCGCGCGCGCAATGCGGCGGCTCGCCGCGCCCACCCCAGGACACCCGCCCCGACGCACGAACACCCCCCTGATCCGACCGCTCAAAACTCGTTTTGAGCGGGGGCCCCGCTCGAAGCGCAACGCATTGCAAGCGCGTATGGGCGTGCATCAATCCCCAACCCGTATACCCCATTGACCGCGTATGGGAGGACGTTTCCACTACCCCAGTCCCCCTTCCAACCGGAGTTTTTTCGGTGACCCAAGCACAGCCCCACGACCCGAAGCCTGCTTCTGCTACCGTGTCCCAGAGATACCCAGCTGTCGAAGAGGCCTCTGGCCCGGAAACACGGCATTACAATGTTCCCCTTTCGGTGGCCGAGCAGGAAGCTATTCTCGGAGCCGAAGGCAAAGAAATTCGAGAAGGTAGAGCTTCACGGTCCGTCGACGGCGCTACCCCGAATACCAGAGACATCTGGTACGTGTATCTCGACGAAGAAGGCCACCCCACGGGTTCGCTGATGCAGGAAATGCCCAAAGGTGACGACAAGCCATTCGCACCCGTCACTTTTACCCCATCGTCACCGGCAGACGTGCTCATGACACCCTCTGGAGCGCCACTGACGGAACACATGAATCCGCTTCATTCCCATTACGACGCGGGCCTAGAAGAGCGCAACCCAACCCCAGACATAGCGGCACCGAAAGTAGGACAGAAGGTGGCCCCGAAGACACCGCCGAAGTCAACCGAACCATCGAAGAAGTAGTCTATATTTCGGTGACCACAGAGTTTCCTCAGGACCTGATTCCGCTACCAACGGCACCTTACCCCGAAAGGCCAGTAAGCGAGCCGTTGGTTCCGGAAGAGTGCAGAACGGCAATCTGGCTCGTACGCGGGAATATCACCGAAGCAGCGAAGCTGCTCAAAGTGACATCCCTCCGCCTGCGCCAGTTCGTCAACAAATCCCCGTATCTACTTTCGGAGATGCAAGAGGCGAAAGACCAGCTCACAGACATAGCAGAGACAGTCGTCTACGAAGCACTCACCGACGAAGACGACAAAGGTCGCAAAGACACGATGGCCCGTTTCGTGCTCGGCTCGCAAGGTAGAAACCGAGGATGGGGGCACTCATCTTCGGCGGGCGTGAACATAAAGAACTCAGGCGGCGGAACCATAGTTGTGCAATGGGCTGACGGTACCGTTTTCGGCGATTCCGAGGAGAAGCCACCCGATACGATAGATATAACACCTGAGAAGGTGGCGTGATGGATTGGCGAAACATCATGTTGATGACCCTCGGCGGCGCGATAGCCCTCGCGGTGCTATATCTAAGCACCAACAAACCCAAGCCGTGTTCCTGATGGAATCAGCCGCCATCCAAGAAGTGGGGCCAAGGACGTACACAATACCGTACGTAGCCCGGACCCACTTTCGGCCTCTGCATGCGAGCAAGAAGCGGTGGACATTCGTCGTAGCCCATAGACGAGCCGGCAAAACAGTTGCGCTGTGTAACAAGATTATTCGGAAAGCGCTCGAAAATAAGCGCGTGTTCCCTCCACCCCGATACGGGTATATCGGACCCTCCTTCGCACAGGCCAAAGATTTGGTCTGGGGATATTGCAAATATTACACAGGGGTGCTGCCGAATATCAAGGTGATCGAAGGGGATTTGCAGATAGTGCTGCCGAATGGCGCATTAATAAACTTGTATGGCGGAGCGGCCGCTTACGAACGAATGAGGGGTCTCTATTTCGATGGGATAGTTGCCGACGAGTATCCACTCCTCAATCCGAGCATGCTCGGAAGTGTCGTGCGGCCGTGTCTAGCCGATTACCAGGGTTGGGCAGTCATAAGCGGCACCTCCAACGGTGACGACCACTTCAATGAACTGAAGAAGCGCGCCGAAAAAGACCCAGACGCGTGGGACATATTTTCCATACCGGTCAACGAAACCGACGCACTCGACCCCGACGAAGTTTCGGAGATGCGAAAGGACATGACTGCGGACGAGTACGCCCGCGAAATGATGTGTTCTTTCGATGCACCTGTCGAGGGGTCCTATTACGGCGAAGTAATCAACGAAATATCTCTCCTGAATCAGGTAACCGGCGTTCCGTACGACCCTGCGGCCCCAGTTATGACTTGGTGGGACCTCGGAATCGACGATGAAACCGCCATATGGTTCGTGCAGCGTGTCGGCAGAGAACTTCATGCGATCGATTTCCTCCAGAACACCGGAAAAGGGCTCGAGTGGTACGCGACGGAAATCAAGAATAAGTCGTACCACTACGCGGTCCACGTAACACCCCACGACATCATGGCGAGAGAGTTGGGAACGGGCAAAAGCCGCTACGAGATACTCCTCGCACTTCTTAACAACGTGTTCGTATGTCCCGGTCACACGCCCGAAGACGGAATCACCGCCGCAAGAGCCACAATAAGAATGACGTGGTTCGACAAGGTGAAGACAGAGGCTGGCCTTTCGGCGCTCAAGAATTATCACAAGTCGAAGACGGGCAAGCCAGTCCACAACTGGGCGAGCCACCCGTCCGACTCATTCCGGTACGGCAGCGTAGCCCTGAACCACGTGGCGTCGTATCTCGGAAGCACTAGCAATGTAATACCCCTGAACGGGCCCCTTCGGCGAAACCTAAAGCGAATGTCCAACGTTCCGAGATTGGGGCGCAGATGAAGCCTCCTCGCCGAAAGCGCCGGACTATTCAGGAGGACCCCCGTTTCGATGATTTGGGGTTCCAAGAGTCGAATTCCAAGGATGCGTACATCTACGGGCGGAGCCAGAAAATAAATCCGTCGGAACTGACCCCCTCTTTCGGCGGCGAAATACCGATTCCAGGTATCTTGGCGCGGCGTAAGTACCCCAGGAAATTCGGGAGAACGTAATGGCGGCCGTCGAAAGAATATTCGGTAATTCCGTCGGCCACACGAATCGTGTCGGCGGGCCGAATCGCGACCCCAATGCCGATGATCCATACAACGCGTTGGTTCGTGACCTGATCGACGATTCCATCATGTACGAAGAATCGATCCTGATGCCGGATCGTGAGGAGAACCTCGAATATTTCTACGGCGAGACGCCAGCCCCCGAGGGTGAAGGAACCTCCACCGCTATTTCGACGGACTTCCGCGACACGGTGATGGCTATCATCCCCTCGCTGATGCGAATCTTTACGAGCGCAGAGCATGTCATTTCGTGTCAACCGAATTACGCCGGACAGGAAGAGGCAGCGAAGCAGTGCACAGACTACCTCCAATACGTTTTCTGGGAGGACAATCCTGGATTCCTCATTCTTCACGACGTCTTTAAGGACTCTCTCCGCTGTAAAATCGGCGTCGTCAAGTGGTACACCCAAACGGAAGAAGAGGTAACGCAGCAGACATACCGAAATATTACTGCTGAACAACTACAATTGTTAATTTCTGAAAATCCGTCGGTGGAAGTGCTGAGCGCTCGACCCTCTCAGAAGCAAGCCCCGACGGGTGAAGGCGCTCCGAACGTGCCAACCTACGGAGCGTCGGCCCCGGAAGCCCTCCCCGACCTTACCCAATCGCCGCAAGGTGATTCGATGGCGGGCCAACCGCTTTCGGGGCCACCCCAACTTTTCGAAGAAGTGCAGATTCGCTTCGTCAAGTCCACGCCGATTACGAAGATCGAATCAGTACCTCTCGACGAATTCCGCATCGATCGTCGTGCAAAGAACGTAAAGACGTCGAATCTAGTTGGCCACGACCGAATCACCAACGTGGGTGAGCTTATTTCGGCGGGCTATGAAATGGGTGTTCTGGAGGAGCATCTTGGCGCAACGTCGTCATTTTCGTCCGACCGTCAGTTTCGGAATGCGGGATTGGATGAAACTAATATTCAGGATGATCTCGATATTCGTTATGGTTGCTATTTTATTCGAATTGATCGGGACGGTGACGGAATTCCTGAACTCCGCGAAATACACACGGTCGGGGACAATCACGTCATCATTCACGACGAAATTGTCCAACACCCCAACTACGCCGTCTTCTGCTCGGATCCGGAACCCCACACCGTAGTCGGCGATAGCCCCGCCGAGCTGGTCAAAGATATTCAGGTCATCAAGACGAACATGCTGCGGGGGTCTCTCGATTCCCTCGCGCAGTCGATTTGGCCTCGAGTGGTATTTAACGAAACCCTCGTGAGCGCCGAGGATGTGCTGAACGATGAGATTGGCGCGGCGATCCGTACGAAGGGTGATCCAGCATCGACGGTCCAGTCTCTACAACACCTGTTCATCGGTCAGCCAGTCTTCCAGATGTTCGAGGTAATGGAGGTATTGCGACAGCAGCGAACTGGTATCTCGGACGCTTCGAAGGGCGTCGATCCCAAGGCGTTGCAGTCGACGGCACTCCAAGGGGTCGACGCTATCGTTACAGGGGCACAGGAGAGAATCGAACTATGCGCGAGGGTCCTCGCCGAAACTGGTATGAAGGACTTATTTCAAGGATTGTTGCGCGAATGCGTAAACAACCCAAACCAGGAACGGACAGTTCAGTTACGGGGCAAATGGACGGACGTCAACCCAAGCACGTTCGACCCGTCGATGAAGATATCGGTGAACCCGACCCTTGGTCGCGGCTCCGATATGACCCGATTACTGGTACTCCAAGATATAAAACAGACCCAAATGCTGACGATGGAGAAGTATGGCGTTGACAATCCGCTCTGCGGGCCGATGGAGTTTCGGAACACTCTCACGGACATGATGGCCATCGGGAACATTAAGAATGTCGATCGGTACTTCAAAGTCATTACGCCGGAGGTTATGGCGCAGATTACTCAAACGCCAAAAGAGCCCGATCCCGCTCTCATGCTCGCACAAGCTGAGATGGAAAAGACTCGATCGAAGACTGCTTCTGAGATCGCGAAGAGAGAGTTCGAGGATCGCAAGCTCCGTGTCGATGATGATTTCCGCAGAGATCAGCTCACTGTTAAGAGCATCTTGGACGCCGCTACCGTCGAAGGTCAATGGGGTCAGCACGTCGACGGAACTCTTCTCGAAATGGCAAACGTCGCCAACGCCTTGGATAAGATCGACAACGAAGCTGCAAACACCGATGCGGGTATCATCAAGACCCAGAGCGACATTGAACTAGGTCAGCGACAGGCCGACATAGCACAACAGGGCGCGGATACGGCGCAACAGGAGGCTGCCAATGCCAGCGCCGAAACCAGAGCGGAGTGATTTCGAGGTTGACGAGCGGGCAACGGCTGCGTTGTTGCTGCTCAACGACAAATACATCGTGGAGGCTTTCACGGCGTTACGAGAAATGTACATCAATATTCTCGAGAATTCGCCGGTCGGCGGAGAGGCAGCCGCGACAGCCCACACAAGTCTGAAGGTCCTTCAGGATTTCCGGGCTAACATCGAGTCGATGGTAACAGACCAAAAAATGCGAGTCAAATACAGCGGGAAACCAAGAAATGCCTGATCCAATGGATGACGCCGCAAAGGCGTTTGACGCTGACATCGCACGGGTGTCGACGTCAACCAAAGCTGTTCCCAAGGTAGACCGAACGGAGGGTCCCCCCGAGCGCATGTTCGAGCGCGTCGGCGAACTGGAAGTGGATGACGAGTCGCCCCCCAAGGCCCCCGGCGATGATTACGAAGCCCCGCCGGTTCGTACGGAAGACGACGAGGAAGACGATGAGGACATTGGGGAAGAGGTCGACGAGGAGGCCGATGAGGAAGAGGCCGAAGGGCCAGATGATGAGCTACTTACTAAAGAATTTACCGTCATGGTTGATGGTGAAGAACAAACCGTACCCCTCAAAGAAGCGCTTGAAGGGTATGACCGAACACAGACGTTTCATCAACGGATGAATGAGGTCGACGAGGCCAAGAAAATCATTCAACGGACTGCCGCTGACGCCGTTCACAACTACGAGTACTCGGTGAACGTGGCGAAGGAAATCGAGGGATATCTTCAGGCGCTGGTTCCGCCCGAGCCGAACTGGGACGAAGAATTTAAGAATAATCCTGTCAAAGCACGGGAAATGCAGAAATACTACGACCACGTGCGCGGGTTCAGGAAAACGATGCAGGAGAAGCTCGGAGCGGCTGCCGAAGAGCGCCAGAAGAGCGATGCTGTCCAGCTTTCGGCCTATGCCGAGGAGGAGTCCAAGAAGTTTGATCGTGCCAACGCCAAGCATTGGGCGACCGATCCGAAGCGGAAGGGCAAAGACCTCAATGCGATGCGCCGGACAGCCCTTACTCACGGCTTTTCGGAAGAAGAGATATCGCAGGTCTACGACAGCCGGATGCTCAACATATTGTTGAAGGCAAGCAAGTACGATCGTATAATGGCGAGCCGTCCGAAGCCGGTACAGCAAGGCAATGGCACCCGCCCGGTTCCGACCGGGGGTGGGGCTACCCGGAAGAAGGTAGTTAACCGAACGTTCTCAACGGCGTCCAAGCAACTAAGCAAATCTGGAAGTATCGATGACGCTGCCGTCGTTTTCGACCAGATTATCAGCAGGGAAAAGAAGCGCTAGTCGCAGCAAGTTCAGGAAGGCCCGGACCCGCACAGACGGAACGGGCTTATGCTCGGCGAATTTCACTAACCGATCGGCGCAAGGTTAGGTGGAATCTCCGCGTTCCTAGGAGTCAGGAATGACAACTATCAACCCGGAGATTCACCATGCCGAAGGTTACAGGCGCATTCACTACGTACGATGCTAAGGCGAACAGGGAAGACCTGTCGAACAGCATCTACAACATCGATCCGTTCGACACCCCCATCCTTTCGATGGCGCGTCGGCGCAATGTGAAGAATCGTTCGTTCGACTGGCAGACCGAAAACCTGCCGGTGGTCGATCCGAACAATGCACAGATCGAAGGTTTCGAGCTGGTTCGTTCCAACTCGACCCCGACTGCGCGTCTTACCAACGTCACCCAGATTTCGAAGCGCGATGCGACCGTTTCCGGCTCGCAGGAGGCTTCGGACGCCGCTGGTAAGGGCTCCGAAATGGGCCACCAGATGGCGATGGCTTCGAAGGTCCTCAAGTCGGACATCGAGGTCATTCTCTCGAGCCGTCAGGCCCGCGACGACGGTACCGCCGCAACCGCCCGTAAGACCGAGGCCATCGCACATTGGCTCGGTAGGGCAACGGACAAGCTCGGCGCTCCTGCGGCGGCTGTCATTGGTGTTACTGCCGGTCTGCCGGTTCTGTCCACCGACGCTTTTGCTGCTGTCGCCGGAGCCTCGCAGGTGGCGATGACCGAAGTGATGGTCGGTGATGCCATGCAGAAGGCATTCACCAACGGTGCTCAGCCCGACCAGATGATCGTTCCTCCCGGCATCAAGCGCACTATCTCGACCTTCGAGGGTCGCGGTATTTCGCAGGTGCTCGTCGGAAAGACCGAAGTGGTGGCGACCGTCGACGTTATCGCCACCGATTTCGGCCGCATCAAGGTGATGCCGTCGCTCTGGATTCCGGTCGACATTTCTTACATCCTCGACCCGGATTATGTTGCGGTGGGCTACTTCCGGAACTTCCGGCAGTTGCAGATCGCCAAGATCGGCGATGCCGAAACCCGCCTCATTCTCGCCGAGTGGGGCGTCGAGATGCGCAACCCGCTCGCGCACATCCTCTTTAACGGCGTGAAGCAGGGCGCCGTTATAACCTAGTTGCCCGCGAGAAACTTGGGGCGGCGTCTCGAATTCCCTCATCTGCGCCGCCCCCTTTTGGGAGAATATTATGTCTAGTTCAACACATCGAATACTACTCCCTGTCGGGGAGTACACCAACATATCGAACGGCAACACGAATTGTTTTGTGTTTTTGGAGTACAACCAGCGTTTGAGGGTGGTTGTTGGGGGTATCTTACCTCCGGCGGATACTTTTGAGTATTTCGATGTTGATTCCAGCAACGAGAATAGTTACGCTGGACATCGACTTGGTTTTAAGGTTGGAAACCTCCTCCTTGAGGATGACGTGTTCGTCATGCCCGACGGGGAATACCAAATGGACATCGTGGTGGTGAGAGGAGAAGTCAATGCCCTTTAAGTCGCAAGCTCAGCGAAATCTGTTCCACGCGGCGGAGAACGATCCCAAGCTCCGAAAGAAGAAGGGAATTTCTAAAAAGACCGCTAAGAAGATGACGGAGCACGATCAGGGTGGCTCGCTGCCCTATTACGCCGGGAAGAAACGAAAGTGAAATGGACCTGTGGTCCTTCACTTTACTCGGCATGATAGTTGTGGGAGGTGTATTTCTGTTTGCGGTGATTAAAACGTTGCTGCGTAGACGAAGGAGGCTGATAAAATGAATCGGATCGCCTACTTTGACAGTGTTAGATCGTCCCTTTTCGGCGGGGCGATGACGCAGCAACAAGTTGATGGCCAGAGCGTTATCCTTGCACTGTGGGAGGGTGACCAAACCGGCACGCCAATGGATGATATCCGTTGGCTTGCCTACATGCTCGCTACGGCCTACGTCGAAACAGACCGAAAGATGTGGCCGATCGAGGAATACGGTAAGGGAAGCGGTAAAGATTACGGCACCACCTATTACGGTCGCGGCTTCGTACAGCTGACATGGGAAGAAAATTACGACCGTGCTGGTGCTGCCCTTTCGCTGATCGATGATCGCGATCCTGTTGACCACCCCGAGATTGTTTTGGACAGTCTTATCGCTGCGCGGATCATGTTTCGTGGCATGGCGGAGGGGTGGTTCACCGGTCGAAAGCTTGGTGATTATTTCAATGATGAAGTCGATGATCCAATCGACGCGCGGCAGATCATCAATGGTAATGACCGTGATGAGGAGATAGCAGGGTATCACGAGAAGTTCCTCGAAGCTCTAGAAGGAGCATCGGTATGACAGTCACAACCATTCTGATCATT